GGCTTGTCGTCGCCATATAACGGATAATCGTCAATTAGGGACGTAAGCACGACGTATGCAGACGGTTTCGGTGTAGCTAAAAACACTCCAACGTGGGACGGTAGCCCAAGCGAAATAAAAAGCTCTTTTAATTCATCAAGTATCATTTTTTTCGCTTTCTGCCGGACTTGTCGGAAGTTCCGACAAGTCCGACAAAATCAAATGGATAAATTCGCGGGCGTTGGTGGTGAAGGTGCGCCCAACTTTGAATCTTACGCCGTCCACGTCCACAAAGGGCTGGTTCTCGTATTCCGCAAACCGGATTTTAATTTCTTTTTCTGCTTTTTTTCCGGCTTGCTGTGCTTGGTAGTATTCCGACTGTTTAGCGCTTTTTATGTCAGCGTACACTTCGGTTTTTTCACCGTCCTCAATTATGGCGAAGCCACTGCTGTCAGTTGCAATAGGTGTTTTGATGGCTATTAGCGTTACAATATCACTACGATACATGCGTCTTTACTCCTGTGGTGTGATGTATTCTAACGACAACATGAGGTGCGTTTTAAGCATTTTGTACGACGTGGAGTATTTTTCTTTGTCGGGATTGTCAAGCCCGAATTCCGCCTTACAGTATGTCACCACAGCACGTTTTACGAGCACATCGATTGTGTCGGGCGTGACATGGTTTACGACACCGCCGAGCTTAAGGTCTGCGAGCGCAGCTTGTATAAGCTCGGTGATTTCCTCGTTAAAAGAAGCGGTGGAAACTCTAAGCTGCTGTTTGACACTCTCAAGCAAGTTGTTCATGTTTTACGCCTGTTCGATTAAAAGCTTTGAGAACGCACCAAGACCGGGCACGGTACCACAGCCGAATATCGCAACGCCGCGAAACATAGTGCTAAATGTGTTAAAGCCAGCGCTTTTGTCAGCTTCAACGGATATAGGCGTTGTGAAATTCCCGAAGATTTGCTTAAGATCGCCGCCATAGACCTCGCCCAATGGGAGCGCATCTGTTGGTACAATTTCACGCCCAACCAAGTACCATTTCCCGTTTGTAAAGGTGATGAATTCGTTCTTTGACTTGTTCCAAAGAGGATAAAAATACTTGAGGAATGTTTGAAAGCGCATGGATATAGTTGCGTTGTTCACATACCCGCTACCAATAGCGCCGATGAACGAAAGGACAACGTCTTCCGTTACCTCTTCGCCATCCCGAACAACAATCAAATCTTCCCCCGGCACATATGCGCCGCCAGGACCCTTGCCGCCTTGCCTAATTCCGCCGGGCATGCCTTGTCCTGTTCCATTGAAAACAAGAGTGTTGATTTTTTTTGCGATTTCCCGAACAATTTGATCTATAACAAATTCTTCGAAACGTGCTGTGGACGCTGCAAGCAATTCTCCCGACGCTTGAACAAGCTTGACAATGGCATATCCGTCAATTTTTATGCTATCCAACGCATCTTGCGATGTTGTAATAACACCGTTTTCCACATGAATTTCCGCGGGATCCGTTACTTTTTCGAACGGAATGCGTAAAAGTCCCGGGATATTATAAATTGTTATGTAATTTATAATCGGCGCATAGCCGCTAAGTCTTTCGACAATTTCGTCCGCAACAGTTAACGGCACGACAGCGCCGCCGCTGTCTGCGACAGTAGACCAAGCGCGTTTTTCTGCATCGCTTAAGTCTTTGCCTTGCAATTTTTTGAAAAACGCAGCACGATATTCTCTGGATGCAAGAGCGTCATCTCTTGTCAGCACGGCGTCCTGTTGTGCGACTGGGTTAGAAACGGCATACGGTGACGGTATTGCCGCCCCGCGGTTGAGCGCATCAGTATTAGCTAAAATAGCGGCTCGCTTTTCAAGGTTTGAGCGCTCCTCGGTAAGTTTACCGATTTCTTTCTCTAAAGCATCAAGTTGGCCACCGGGTTCGCTTTTAATTAAAGAGCGAATTTCCGCGAGTCGTGTTTTGATTTCTAACAATCTTTTTTCAAACATTTTTTAATTTTCCTTTCGATTAGAGTTGTGTCAAAATGGTTAATATTTTTTTACGGCGGGCGAGATCCTGCCCTTGTCCATTTATCCACTCCGGAAGGGTCGCTCCGCCCTCAGAACGTGCCGCAATACTTGTGTCATTGTAGGCGGGAATATCAACCGCCGAAACGTCATAAAGCTTTTTGATTTTAGTAATTGTCCTCGTGCGTGTTTCAACGTTTACGTTTTCTTCCTCTACCGTGAAAGAAAACGACATTTTGTCGATAAGGCCGCTTTTGACATCGCGGTATAGTTCTTGATGCCTTTGGTCTTCCGGCATAAGTTTTGCAACAACGTTCATTTGTGTCGCTGTTATCTCGTGTGTGAGAGTGCCATTACGGGTGCGAGCAAAAACAGATCCACTATGGTTGTAATTAAAAACAAAGTCCCTCATATCGGCGTCTTCAAAAGCGCGACTGTCGATAACCTCGTAATACTTAACGCCGTCCCATTCAGCTATGACCGTTGGGGTGTTAAACACCACAGGCGCGCCGCGGAGTACAAGCTCGTTTCCTTCGCCTTCCGGTATGGTAAAACCGTTAGCGTTGCGATATTCGCGTTCTTTTTTAATCGGCATCTTTTTCCTCGTTTTCTTCGATTGTTTTTGTTTCGCCTAATTGATATTTATCCGCTTTTATGGCGTTAACAACATTAAGTGTTTGTGTTCTTCGAGCACCGTCTTCGCCACCAAGTGGCGCCATGTTGAAGATTTCACGGATTTCGTCAATACTGGCAGCCCCCACGTCAGCAAGGAATTTTGCAACATGTGTCTTTTCGTTGACGCTGGCAAACTGCAAACGGTTGCTTTCTAGGCTTATTTCGTTTCCGTGTCCGCGTTCTCTTTCGGTAAAGCAGTAGTTCGTCAACGCTTGAGCAAGCTGTATAAAAAACGGTTCTATCATACCTTCGTAAAAGGCCGACCATTCCTCGGGCATCGCCTTGCTTTGTATTATTTTTTCATTTACACCAAAATAGTCGTAAAATTCCTGTTGCACATAGCCCAGTTGTCCGGCTGGTACGGGCGTGGTTTTTTGGTCGATGGGAGTATATTTCATTTTATCGCTCGTGACAATAACACCCGCCCCATTTTTGTCCGCCGACAAATTTTCCGTTACAAACTTATCGCGAGCAGCGTTTATACTTTCGTCTTTTACGAGCGAGCCAACTTCTAACACTCCGCGTACAACAGACACCAGCTTTGCGTGTTCTATCATGGACTGATTGAACGTATCTGCCGTTTGTAATACAGGGGCGATAGGAGCGTTGTCGCTGCCGAATATATCATTGTCGTTGTAGTGACGACGAAGATGAATAACATCACTGTGATGCGCTATGTACTTCTGACCCGCAGCAAACGAAAAACTATAAAACATTTCTCCTTGATATTCGAGAAGCTCTACAGTGAGCGCGTTTACAGGGTAAAAAGCTGTTATAGTACCCGTGAGACGATCTATGACAGGAAAAATATATGCGTTGTTGTTCACCAAATATTGTGCTGCCACACGATAATAGAAAGCATATGCTGTCATATGCGGGTTCGGTTGGAATTGCAAAAGGCGGTTAAGCCCGCTGTCGTTAATTGTTGTTATAGTGTCGCCACGGCGTATGTGTTTCGGAGACACTTTTGCCGCATTTCGAGCGAAAGCATCAACAGCAGCACGGACTGCATTTATATCCCAAGCACCACCAGAGAAAGAAGAAAAGCGAGACTGCCAAGAAGAAAGCAGTCGAAAATCAACGAGATTATTATCGTTTTTCGGTTCTTTTTTTCCAAAAAGAGTTTGAAAAAGCCCTTTTTTTTCGCGCATTTGCTAGCCTTTTGATTGTTTTTAATATAAAATTGTTTAAAAGATTTTGCTTTTTAGCCGACACAATACATGTATTCTTCGGAATGTTTCACATACATAACCCACGCGTCCAAGAGCGATAAAGTGCCGTCAATTCGGAGTTTCGTGGAGATTTTCGCCGGTTGAATGTTGTTTACACCGGTTTCTTTTTTACCAGTATTCGTTAGACACCAAAGCAAAATCGGGTTTTTGTTATAATTAACTTTCTTTTCCGCAAGCGCTGCCCCCATTTCGCGCATCGGTTGTGAAAAAGTGAAAGGTCCTTGCGCTACCTGCTCCATCTTAAAGCCGTTCCGTTCCATCTCGTCCACCCAGTACCCAGCTAACGCACGGTCATATCCCACCTTGATACAGTCAATTTTGTGATCGTCCCGCATTTGGCAAAACCACGCCGTTACCATTGAGTAATCGACTCTCTTGCCGGGGCAGATTGTCAATAATCTTTGGTCGGCCCATTTTTGATATGGAGCTTCGTTTGTGTTGTGCTCTGCAAGATAATCAACGCGAGATTGTGGCAAAAAGTATTGTTGCAAAACATACACAGTTTCGTCGTTTTTGCGTCGAATTAGCAAGGTTGCACAGGTTAAATCCGTCGTGGCCGAGAGATCGCACCCGCCGAGCGCATATGTATCTTCTATGTCTTTTATGTCGAACGTAGCGTCATTGAAAACCTCTTCGTAAGGCAGCCAAGATTTTCCAGTCGTCGCTTTGAGGTTGAAGTCTTTGCACAACACGCCGGGCTTGTCTTCTGGATTGTTTTTTGCCCGCTGCACAAAGTCGGCAAGTGTTCTAAGTTGTTTGATTGTTCCTAACCCTGGGTTCGCTTTAATCCACATTTTTGGGTTGGTCCACTCTGTTTCGTCGTCAAGTTCATATATAATCGGCAAAAAAGTCGGTTCCGACACTTTGCCGTCGGCGATATCGCAAGCGATATCATACATGCCGTCAAATACGCTTTCCCGCACCGTTCCGCTTGTGGTTATCATAACAACTAACGGTTGCCGGCGACTTGACGTCGACTGCTTCATGACCTCGTAAAGATTTCTGTCGCGTATGGCGTGCAGTTCGTCTATAATAACGGCGTGGCTGTTAAGACCGTCGAGAGTATTGCTGTCGCTTGCCAATGCTTGAAATTCGCTTGCTGTGGGCGGAAAAAAAATACTTGCACGACGTTTTTTCAAATCAGTTCTTAGAGCTGGAGACTGCTTGACCATATTCACGGCCTCGGTCAACACCTTTTTCGCCTGATCCTTTTTCGTTGCCACGGAGTAAATTTCAGCTGCTCCTTCGCCGTCAGCAACGAGCATGTATAGAGCAAGAGCGGAAAGAAGTGTTGTTTTTCCGTTTTTGCGGGCGACTAAAAATAGTGTTTCTCGAAACCGACGAAAACCGGTATCACGTTCTAAAAAACCGAATAAAGCTTGAATGAATGCTTTTTGAAATAATTCAAGCCGTAGCGGAGCCCCAAGAACACCTTGCGCTTGTTTGCAAAAGCGTTCGACAAACTCTATCGGGCGATTTGCTTTATCTTCGTCAAAACGGTATGGGTGTTTTTTTACAAATTTTGCTTTTTCCTTGTCACTCGTTGTTTTTTCATACGTTTTGTCGTCCTTAATAGCCTGTTCTATTTCAGATAAAAGCTGTTCGTAAACCGTGCGGACACGCTTTGAGGTCACTATTTTCCCGCTGCGTATTTTATTGACATATTCACTGATATAGTTCATTTCGTGTTGCAAACAAAGTTCAACAATTCGCTTTCCGTCTCTTCGCCTTTGCCACCGGGCAACAGATCGCAAAGTTGTTTTGAAATCAAACAATAGCTTTTGAAAGTGGCGTTATAACTTTTCAGAGCGGGGTTTTCACGCTGAAAACTTTGTTTGCCCTGCTTAAAGTTTTCAACAACTTCGGTTGTGTTTATGATTGTTTCGAGGCGAGCGAGAGTCACTTGCAAAAAAGCAAGTTTGCCAAGCTGTTTTTCAACAAAACTCGCCCTCGCTTCGTCCAAATCCAAAAACAAAGGCTTAATTCGCTTTATCTCGGCTTTGATTTTGCGTTGTATTACTTTCTCGTCCATGAATCAATCAAATTTGTTGCTCTGCACCCTTCCGAACACCCCCCCTCGTGTGCGTGCGAGGTGCAGTTTCACGAAGCTCCCTAGGTCGGTGTAGAGATTTTATATATCGCTTTTTCAAAGAGGGGGGGATTTGGAACAAGGTTCCCCTCCGTGTCAAACATAAGTCCGCTTATGGTTATCGGTTTTCCCTTGTGTTCGTTGTTGTGACAGTCATCGCATAAAGTTTCAAGGTTGTTCGGATTGAGTGTCACGCTCGGATCGTCTATGTTTCGCGGAGTGATGTGTTGCTTGTGGTGAACAACCGCACCGACGCTACCGCACCGAACGCACAACCCAAAGTCACGACGCCAAGCATACTCTCTTGCCCTTCGCCAGTTGCTGCTGTTGTAAAAAACTTTTGCATACTCTTTCGCCATAGTTAAATTATTTAGCAACCCCACCTTTGCTTCACGCTGTTCAGCGCTCCCAACGACTATCCCTTGTGTTAATTATACCAAAAAAAGTTGACCCGTTACTGTCAACTTTTTGCTTTTTTATATATTCGCCACGCCGTGCTTTCGCTTATGTTATATTGCTGTGCAAACCAAACAACAGCATAAGTCACCTGCCCTCGCTTTAACTTATGCTTTATAACTTCTTCGCGCATTTTGCGGATAAGATATTCGTTTTTCATTTCGTCACGCCGCCGTCCGTTTGAGTTTAAGCGATACACGCCACCCGCTTATGTCGCTGTATGTTGCCTTGTACCCATGTTCGTTTCGGCAAAGTTCATAACCGTGATACTCTCGCTCAATTTCGCTCATGTCTATTTCGCCACGCCCGAGTTTAGCAAGCTTGCGTTGTGATATTCTGCCGTCACGGCGATAGCAGTCTGGTTTGCGCAAACCGTGAGAAGACGTCCAGCGCTTGTGGTGCGTGCGTGGCTTTGTCAAGTATTCCGCAAGAGCACACAAACCATCTTCGCTCACTTGAAGCTTGTCGGCGTTAGCAAAACCATAGGGCTTTTTGTTCTTGCCGCGACCGTAACTCCACAAAGCCTCGACCGTGTCGCGATCCAGCGCCCCATCCATGACGATGTGGTGATGTATACGAGAGGGCTTTCCTGTCGTTTCGTCTG